TTCAGGTGTCGCGGGAGGCTCCCCCGGCTCTGGGATGGGGTCGCCCGACTCCAGTGACGCTACGGATAAGGTCATTCCGCGTGGTGGTAAGTCAAACTACACCACTGGGAAGAATGCCCTCCGTTACTAAGCCTGCTCCGAAAGCTAAGCCGGCAGTTCCGGCCATTCTCAATCAGACAACCGGGGCGCAAATCCCGGTTGTTCCTTTGGGAGATGTAGTGCTGCGCATACTCGCGTTGGCACAGGCCCTCTGTGAAAAGAAGTTTTACCCTTACCAAGTCCAGTTCGCTTACAGGCTCATCGAGAGCGTCCTTCTTCGTGACGGCAACACGATCACCGCACTGCTAGCCCGTCAGTCCGGCAAGTCCGAAGCTATTGCCGCCACGATCTCCGCGCTGATGGTGATGCTGCCTGTGCTAGCTAAGCAATACCTGAAAGACTGGCGCTTCAACCTTACTGACGACGAGGGTCGCTACCGTGGATTCAAGAATGGCGTCAAGATTGGCATCTACGCCCCGAAGCTGGCGCAGTCCGAGATCATGTTCTCTAGGGTCAAGATGTTTTTCGAGACGAAGACATCGAAGCAGATTCTCTCCGAACTCAATCTCATCGTAGAGGTCGCCAATGGGGATACCGTCCGACTCTCCAGCGGAAGCCGTCTGATATGTCAGACCGCTTCAGAGAATGCGAAGATCGAAGGCGAGACTCATCAGATACTTGTAGCAGAAGAGGCCCAGGACATTTCGGACAAGAAGATCAAGAAGTCCCTGTCGCCCATGATCGCCTCCACGAAGGGGACGATGGTTATGATCGGAACCGCGACCACGAAGCGTTGCACCTTCTACGAGACGATCAAGCACAACGAGCGCATGGAGCTGGCGGGACATAAAAGGAACAACTTCTTCTACCCGCACGAGATTTGCTCCCGATACAACTCTCTGTACAGGGAGTACATCGAGGGGCAGAAAGCTCAGATAGGCGAGACGAGCGACGAGTTCCAGATGAGCTACGGATGCAAGTGGCTCTTTGAGCGTGGAATGTTCGTGACGCAGGAGCAACTGTTCAACGTAGGCATTGCCCTGAAGTCCGGGGAGCTGTTCTCGAATCTTTACTACAACTCAGGGGACGCCCAAGCCATTCCGCAGAACTACTCCATCGTGGCGGGAATAGACTGGGGCCGCGACCACGACTCGACTGTGCTCACGCTAGTTGCCGTGGACTGGTTTAATCCTGTGCAGACGTTGAACAACAACTCCGTGCATGGGATGGAGCCCTCCGAGTTGTACAAGCGCCATGTGATTCTTTGGCGTGAGTGGTTCGGCGACAACTACGAGACGCAGTTCGAGGAGATCAAGAACTTCCTATTCTCTTGGGGCATTCGCCTGGCGAAGATAGTCACCGACTCCAACACAGCAGGTAAGCCGATCTATGATCGCCTGTGCTCAGTGTTTGAAGACAGGAACGTCGAGGTCACGGACTTCAACTTCTCTGCGAAGGTCAAGTCGGACGGATACAAAGCGTTCTATCAGGAGATATGCGGCCGTCGCCTCACGTTCCCCGCTAATCCCAACGTTCGACTGACGAACGAGTATCGGCGCTTCATCAACCAGATGCTCGACTTGCGCAAGAGCTACAAGAACGGACTGATGAGCGTTGCGCACCCGGACGAGAAGCACGCCCATGACGATTACTGTTTTCCAGCTTACGCACCTGTCATAACTGAATCTGGCGAGATTCCCATTTCAGAGATTCGAGCAGGCATGAAAGTTTTAACTTCTCAAGGATTTAAGAAAGTCCTTTGGGCAAAAAAGACAGGATTAAAAAAGCTGCATCGAATTGGAAATTTTATTGGCACAGCGAATCATCCAGTAAAGAAAGACAACATGTACGTGAGACTTGATTCGCTCATGTTGGATGACATAGTATCGGTATGCCAAAAAGAGAAACAATTATCGTCGACGGAATCAGCTTCCACCGTTACCCGGAGTCGAAAAGGCGGCAGCATAGGGAGTATTTTTGGGCACACACTAAGTGGCAGCAGCCGCCTTATTCGCTCCATGTATACTTATGGAGGAAGCGTCACGGACCAATTCCTAAAGGATTTGTCGTTCATCACATCGACGGCGACGGGAGTAACAACCGAGATTCCAACCACGGCTTGCTGCGAAGAGGAGTTCATCAGAGCCTACACGCTTCGGAGCCAGCAAGAATTAAAAAAGCCAAACAGAATATCAAATTGGCTCAGAAAGCAGCAATGGCTTCTGGCTGGCATAAATCCCCCGAAGGTAGGAAGTTTGCTAGGGAGAGATTCAAAAAACAGTACGAAGCAATTAAGCCTAGAAAGCTTAGATGTTCAGAATGTGGAACGGCGTATTGCACAAAGTGCCAAGGAAAGTCTTTCACTTGCTCCAATCGCTGTGCGGCACGTCGTTGGCGACGAACGCACAATAAGTGATTTTGAAGTCTCCCCGGAAGCGTTAGTTCCGGTTTACAATCTGGAAGTTGAAGACGCACACGAGTATGTGTGTCAGGGCGTCCTCGTGCATAACTGTGACAGCACGATGATGGCTGTATGGGGAACTCTGCTACAGAGCCAGAATGTTGAGGTTGACTTCTCGGACTCCAACATGTTCATTCGGTAAAAATTTAACGTTAAATTTATGCCCGTCTCACCCTCAGACATCGCGCTGCTTCAGATCAATCGCCGGAACTTCATCGGAAATACCGACAAGTACCTTCCGTACCGCTCCAGCCCCGCGACAGTCATGGACGCGATTAGGGACGAGTTCGCGTTCCTTAACGTAGTCGGTGACGCAGGAATCTACAACGAGCTGTACCGCGAGACGGCGATGCAGAGGATCAACCGCTACAAGCGGTTTGCTCGCATGTACGAAGGCAAGCAATACGAGAACGAATGGGAGGACGGCGAGCGCAAGCCCATCTTCAACTTCTGTCAGGTCATCTCCGACAAGAGCGTAGATTTTTTTGCGGAGAAAGGGTTCACTGTTGGGTCGGACGCAGGCAACGAGGACCTCGCCGCCGCAGTCGATTACATCTGGCATGTGAATGAGAAGGACTCCCTGCTGCGCAAGATAGGCATCTGCGACAGCGTGATGGGCGACAGTTTCGTCTACCTCACGTTCGAGTCGAAGGACGAGAAGGGTAACGACCTGCCGCGCAATCAGTGGAAGATGCGCATGTTCGAGATCGACCCGTTCTTCTGCTTCCCGGTGTTCGACGACATCAACCTTCACGAGATGAAGGCGTGCATGTTCCAGATTCCAATTGCCAAGGACGGCAAGGGTGCTGTGTCCTATCGCACGCTGTACATCACTCCGACGAAGTGGCAGGAGGTCATCGACGGTGTAGTCGGCCCCGAACAGCCCAACCCTTTTGGATGCGTCAATGTCGTTCACTTCCCGAACTATGACGACCCACTGAAGATTTGGGGCCAGAGCGATCTGGAGTCCATCTGTTCTCTCAACGAGGAGTACAACATCATCGCTAATAGCGTACGGAAGATCATCAAATACCATGCTGAGCCAACAACTATCATTTACGGCGCGCGTGCGTCTAAGTTGGAGAAGGGTGCTAAGAAGGTGTGGTCTGGACTCCCCATCGGTTCTAAGGTGGAGAATCTGGCTTTCACTGCGGATCTTCGCGCAACTTACGAGTATCTTAAGCTGATCGAGGACAACATTCACAAGATTTCAGGTATCCCGTCCGTGCTGTTCCAGACGGACAGGGCAGTGTCGCATACGAGCGCCATTGCGATGAAGATGCTTTACCAGCCGATCCTAGAGAAGACGGCTCGCAAGCAGCAGTCATTCACTTCGTCGTTCCGCCGCATGACGAAGCTCATCTTTAGAGGCTTCGACATTGTAGGGTTCGACTACAGAGGGCTCACGGGCGCGAAGGAGATTCGCACGACCGACCTGTTTCCTGTATTCCCCGACCCGCTTCCGTTTGATGAGTCCGCGATGGTGGACGTCGATACCAAGAAGCTCAACATGAGAGTTACCAGCCTCGCCGCCCTCATCAGGAAGTACAACCCGAGCGGAAACCTCGACAAGATTACCGCCGAAGTCATCGCGGACCAGATCAGCGAGCTTCTACAGAAGAAGGAGCAGGCCGTCGCGATGCAGGGCAACACCCCGAAGCCGGGAGCGATCCTCACCTCCTCGCTAGGCATGGACGAGACGATCCAGTCCCTCGCTCTTGAGATTTCCGACCTCTCCACTGCCAATGCCCTCGCTGAGGAAGACAAGCAGAGGGCGATGGACGCTGAAGCGGCCGCATTGCTCCCCGGTGCGTCCGGTCCGATTGATTCAGGTCCTCCCTCGCCCGGTGCTGAGGGTGGAGACAACTCGTAACTAAACGTCGAAATGAAAAACACACGTCCCAGAGACACCAGCGCCAACCGCGCACGCACAGACAAGAATCCCGCTTTCCAGCGTTTTGGAAAAGCAAACGGAGCACACAAGCACGGATCGAGCCAGCATGCCTATCGCCTCAAGGCGGGAGCGAAGCCAAACGAGGTCGTGCATCATAAGAACCACAACCACATGAACTCCGGTAGGAGTAACCTCGCTGTTCTGAAGAACACGCCGGGGTCGAGTGCGATGGCAAAGCACAACAAGCTTCACCCTGAGAAGGGTCGTAAGGCGGCAGCCGCGCGTAAACGTGGTTGACATCGCCATTGCAAGCATCACATAACTTTTTCCGCATAAGTTAGCGGCAAACAGATAAACCATAAAATAAGGAAAACCAAATGCCCGTACAATCAAAGGCAATGCAGGTTGACGACGTGAGGTCCACGTTTGCCGCACAGGTGGCAAGCCCCGTGAACCAGAATCTCGACCTCGGCACCAGCTCCGCGCGAGCTTCCGCCTACACCGATCAGATTCAGACCGACGGAGAAATGGACGCCAACGCGCTCAATCAGCTGCGCAGCGGTAAGTACCACTTCTACGACGACGCCGCCAATCGCGGCAAGATGACTGGCGACCTCGCCACGAAGGGTCTCAACGGCGCTGACGTCTTCTCTCCGAAGGCGGGCCAGCCCGGCGCAATGGCTTAAGGCCATTTTCAGTAGTCACAGAATTTAACGTTAAATTTCCTCAAACTCAGTAACTAAATACCGTTATGCCCGACCCAACAAATACGACACCTCCGGCAGCCGTTCCGCCTGCCGCAGAAACTCACGCTGGCTTCGTTCCTGAAGCCGAAGTGCTCAACCGAATCGAGAAGGCTCGTCAGGAAGAGAAGAGCAAGTTGTACGGAGAGATCGAAACTCTGAACAACAAGATCAAGACCGCCGAAGAGAACGGCACCAAGACAGCCAGTCAACTCGCGGAGATGGATCGCCAGCTCCAAGAGAAGATCGGCCAGCTTGCCGCCGTCGCCAAGGCGAAGACCGCAGCAGGGGAAATTGATGTTCCGGCCCTCATCAAAGAGACGGCCGAAGCAGCGAGGACCGCTGTCCGCGCGGAGACAGGAACCGAACTTCAGTCCCTACGGGGGCGACTGGATACAGCGGAGAAAGAAGCAAAGCAGGCAAGACTAGGCTCGCTGAGGCAGTCACTAATTTCCGCAGCCAACGGTCGCATCGTCGCGGCCATGGTTACGGGCGACACGGAAGAAGCTCTGCGACAGTCTGCCGAATTGG